ATCCAAACGTGGTAGATATTTACCAAAATCAGTTAGAGCAAAATTAACACCTTCACAAAAAGCATATGAGAATAGAAAGAAACGTGCTGCAACTGCAAAAGGAAAACAACGTGCTAAATATTCTAAATCGACAGCAAAAAAAGTAAGGAGAAGGTAATGCCTAAAACAGATTATGTAAAAGGTGTAAGTATGAAAGGTTTAAACAAAAGACAAAAAAGTGCAATGAGAAGACACAAAACTCATCATACTGCAAAACATCTACGTTCTATGGTTAGGTCAATGAAAAGAGGTAAAACATTTACTCAATCACATAAAATTGCAATGAAAAAAGTTGGTGTGTAATGGCTGAATATCAAGGGAAAAAAGTAACACTAGACAAACCTAGTAGAATTACTAAAGGTGAGGCTGGATATGGTAGAAAGAAATTTAAAGTATATGTAAGATCAGGTGACAAAGTAAAGAAGGTTATGTTTGGCGACCCTAATTTATCTATAAAAAGACAAAGTGATGCTAAACGTAAATCATTTAGAGCAAGGCACAAATGCTCTACTGCTAAAGATAAGACAAAAGCAAGATACTGGAGTTGCAAGATGTGGGAAAAGAAAAAGAAAGTATCTGATATAGTCTAATGGCTAATCAAGCAAATATAGATGCAACAGCTGATTTAATTGCTGATTTAGTTGAAAAAGCTACACAAGAATTAATACAAGATTTATATAGATTGGGAATTAATGTTGATAATGTACCAGCATTTGTAAATGCATTACTTGATTTAGATTTAGAAGGAACATTAAAAGCAAAGCTAACTAATGCTACATCTGCATATGCTAATGCACATAGAAATGTACTAGAAACAACACAACAATTTGCAGCAGTAGGCCCTGATACACTAACATCTTATGTTGCACTTAATGAACAAGTATTTGATAATGCTATTACAAATAATATTGCATCACATATAAGAAATGAAGTTGTTAAAGGTATACAAGTAGGCTTAACACCTGATCAAATATTGCAAAGTGTTACTAGTGCATCTATATCCCCAGCACAAATGAGAACATTAGTTACATCAACATTAAATACATATTCAAGAACAATAATTAGCAGTATGATGGACGAAGCACCAAAAGATACAAAGTATTGGTATGTTGGCCCAGCAGATGGTAAAACTAGAGATAAATGTTTATTGCAGATTGAATCAGGTGAATTAACTAGAGATGAGATAATAAGTCAATTTGGTAATAAAGTATTAAGTGAAGGTGGTGGTTTTAATTGCAGACATCAATGGGAAAGAATATCTAAACGTGGTACAGAATTTTATCAACCTGATCAGGCCAGTAAAATAACTAAAGATAAAAATATAGATTATGATAAAAAGCTATTCGAGGATTAAAGATGTTAGATAAAAAAGATTTTGCAAAGATAGCACCAGAAGTTAGAGATGAATATAGAAGTCACGTTTTCTTCAAAGGTAAAGATGTTAATGATAAATCATTTCCTAAATATAAAAATAAAAAATATGAACAACTAAAATCAGCTGGTGCATTACCAAGACAACAAGGTAGTGTTAGTGCAGCATTAACAGCACCAGTTGTGTCAACAGATTTATTAAGAGATTTTAATAAGTATGATTTTAAAGCAAGAAACAATGGATTTAGTATTGGATTTATTAAATCAGGTAAAATTGTAGAAAGTTTAGTTAAACGTGGTAGATTGCTTACAACTAAAGAAAAAGCATTACCAAATAGTGTTGCTAAATTTTTAGATCAGGAAATAAAAAAAGCAATAGATAGAAAGCTAGGTGGCGACACTACTACAATACATAAGATAAAAAAATAAATCTTTTATATAAATTAAAACAAATTATATTACTTATAAGATTTTTCAACAAATATCCACTAAAGGAGTAAAAATGTCAGAAGAAAAAACAGAAGTTCAAACGACCAGTAATGACAATACTGCAAAAAATCCTAGCACAGAAGCTGGTAATAAAAATGTACCATATGATAGATTTCAAGAAGTTGTAGCATCAAAGAATGAAATGGCTACACAGATTGGAAAGCTACAAGCACAATTAGATAAGATGAATGCTGATAGTAAATCTAAAGCTGAGGCTAAAATGATTGAAGATGGGAAATTGAAAGAGGCATTGGATCTGGTAACTAAGGAAAGAGAAACGTTTAAAAAACAAGCTGACCAATGGTCACAATTTCAAGCTGATAAACGTGAATCTTTAATGTCTAAGCTAACCAATGATGATGATAAATCTATTGCAGAAGGTTTGAGCGATTTGAATAAATTAGAAACTTATGTAAACAAAGTAGTGAATGTTAATGCACCATCTACATCACAAGCTAGAGCCACAACTGGTAAAGCTGGTGATATGGGAGGTTATTCATCTTGGGAAGAATTTGCTATGAAAGACCCTAAAGGTGCAGAAAAAGCAATAGCAGAAAGCACTACTGGTTTTATTAAATAATTAAACGTACTCAAAATGAAGGCTAACAAGCAGTTGAAAGAGTACAAAATCTTTTAGGAGAAGATAATGGCTAATACAGACGTAGGTGTTGCAGCTGGTGGTTTAGGGAAAACCATAGCAGCAGCAATAGTACAATTTAATAAAGCAGCAGTTACACCTGATCTTGTTTCAATGGTAGCAGCTGTAAAAGGTTCAAACACAGTTCAATTTCCAATATATTCTAAATTGGGAGTATCTGATGTTACAAATGAAGCTACTGGAGATGAAGATACAGAAGTAGCAGCAACAAGCATTACAACAGCAGCTACTAACGTTGAGATTTTAAGAAATCACATCAATGCTAGAGTTACAGATTTAGCTGCACACGGTAATGCTGATGCACTAATGATTAATGCTGGTCAAGTTCTAGGTAATGCAGTAGCAGCTGAATTTGATGCAAACATATGTGCTTTATTTGATGGTTTTGCAACATCAAAAGGTACAGATGATGGTCTAAGATTTTTAGATATTATGGATGCAGTAGCTAGTTTAGAAGCTAATGATGCACCAAGACCATATGCAGCAGTATTACACCCACAACAAATGTATGGTTCATACGGTTTATCAAATGAATTAGGAACAATAACATCAGGAACTGGTAGCTTAGGTGCATTTGCACACGGTGGTGCTGCATCAGTAGGTGAGCAATTCTATGGTGCTGGTTTTGTTACAAGTATAGCTGGAATTAATTTCTTCACTTCACCACAAGTTATTGATGGTGATACTGGAAGAAAGAAAGGTGCTGTTTTTGCTAAAACTGCATTAGGTGCTGGTTACCTTGATTTTGGTGGTGGTAATTTCATTGAAATGAGAACTGAAAGAAATGAACTAGGTGCATCTACTAATTTAGTTGCAAATGGTTACTGGGCAGTCTCAGAACTTGTGGACTTACACGGTGTAGAAATGCATACAGAAATATCTTAATAATAGATTAAGGTTAGTACGATTAGGGGAGAGTAGTCGGATTATTCTCCCCTGATCTAAAATAAATATGTCAAGCAAAAAAAATATAATAAGAAAATCACAGCCTAAAAAAGATATAGGCAATTTAAACAATAAAGAATTTGGTGTACAATTAGACCCTAACAATGATTTGTGTTTAGCAGAAGATTCTGAGAAAGGACAACAAGCATATTATAAAGGTTCTAAAATGAAGTATTTAGATTATATAGGAGAAGTTGGTCATAGAATTGATCAGGGCAAAAAAGGAAAAGGAATCACAAATTTAGGTTCATTTTCTGGATTTGGTAAAGGAACTTTAAAAAAACCATACAAGGAGTAGTGATGGCTAAAAAAGAAGTAAAGAAAGAAGTTAAAAAAGAAGTAAAGAAAGAAGTTAAAAAAGTAGTTAAATATAAAATTACAAAACCAAATGGTAAAGTAATATATAGAGATGACTTAGGCGATTATGTAAAAGTTTATGAATCTAAAGGCTGTAAAGTTGAGGAGGCTGCATAATGGGATCAGGAAGAAGTGATTATAAAATAATTAGAGTATCACCAACTTTAGATACAAATGCATATGCAGAAGATGATGTTTTATTTACTGCAACAGAAATTACTGATGCAGTTATTGGACTAGGTGGCTGTTCTAAATTAGTTGCAATGTATATGATTGATAAATCCCAAACTGATTCTGATATTGATTTTTATTTTTCAGAAGGCAATACAGCACTAGGAACAATAAATGCAACTGCAAACATTACAGATGCTAATCTAGTAAGTAACAATATTTGTGGTGTTGCAAGATTAGATGCTAACACAGCAACAGTAGGAGATGGATTAGATAATGCTAGAATATTTCAAGTTATGCCTTTAAGTGGTACTGCTGAAGATTCAAATCCAACTATGCTACTACAAGCTGCATCTGATAGTAATTCTGTATTTGTTCAAGGTATATTAACATCTGCAACTACACCAACATATGCTAATGGTGATATACAACTGATATTGCATTTAGAACTCAGATAATGACTTGGATAGATAAAGCAATAGAGAGTATTGCACAACACGAAGGATTCAGCAGTACAGTATATAAATGCACAGCTGGATATGATACCATTGGATATGGTAAACGTGTTAAATATTTACAAGTTACTAAAGAACAAAGCAAGGAATGGCTAAAGGAAGATGTAGAAAATCTTAAATACATCTTAGCTAATAAGTATGAATGGTATACATCTGCACCTGATCAGGTAAAAGCAGTAGTGTTGGAAATGGTATATCAGCTTGGCTTACATTCATTTAGTAAATTCAAAAAGACAATTAAATTACTAGAAAATAAAGACTATAATGGTGCATCTACTGAAATGCTAGATTCAAAATGGGCAAGAACAGATACACCTAGACGTGCTAAAATATTAAGTGATAGACTAACTAAAATAGGATAAAATATGTTTTGTCCAAATTGCAGAAGTAGTAAGCTGATTAGATCAGGTTATGATTGTGATAAACAAAGATTTCAATGCAAAGTATGTGGAAGAAAAACTGTTAATCCTATTGAAGATTTAGAACTTGTAGAAGAAAATGTAAAATTAGCAAAACAAAAACAATCAATTCAAGACCTAAACAGAATTGAAAGAAAATCATTTAGGGAATATGCTAGGATTGAAAATGCAGTTGCTAAGTATACAAAAAGATTATCACAGATTTTTGACAAATACAAACTGACTGCATATACAAAAAAACACAAAGAAGATTCTAAAGCAGTAGGTGTTATACAATTCTCAGATGTACATTTCAATGAACTTGTAAACCTTCCACATAATAAATATGACTTTAGTGTAGCATCAGCAAGATGTAAACAATTTGTAGATCAGGCAACAAAATATTTTAAAGCATTTGGAATAACTAATGTCCTAATGGTTCAATCAGGTGATTTGCTTAATAGTGATAGAAGATTAGATGAACTATTATCAATGGCCACAAATAGAGCAAAAGCAACATTCCTAGCAGTTGATATTATGCAACAAGTAATCCTTCATTTAAACAGCAATTTTAACGTTTCAGTATGTATGGTAACTGGTAATGAATCTAGAGTAAAAAAA